ACGCCAATCTCAATCGGAGCGTCCGACATTCTCGCGTGCGAGATTGAAATATCAACCCAATATACACAAACTAACTAGGAGCAATTATGCCAACGACCGTCATCACCGGACGCGATCTAGTATTGACGATCGCCACCGTAAATTACGACGCACAAGCAACATCAGTCACACTCACAAATGAACACACCATCGAGACATATCAAACACTCGATGGTCGCGCATACAAGGCAATCGACGATTCTTGGACTCTTGAAATCGAAATGCTTGCAGACTGGGGCGCAACAGGATCACTGTGCGAATCACTTTGGACTGCCTGCGAGACTGCACCAAACACCACTTTGGCAGCGTCATTGACAGCTGCAACTGGAGCAGTATTTGCTTGCAATGTCTTGCCAGTATTTCCATCCGTCGGCGGTTCAGCACCGGATGCACAGACTGTGTCACTATCATTTCAAGTAGTCGGTACACCTACAGAAACATTCAGCTAAAAAGGAGATCGGGAGCATGAAAACAAATATCACAATTGAATACACATCAGGCGAGGTTGCCACTTATGTGGCAGCTCCGCCTGAGTGGTGCAAATGGGAAAACAAGACAGGCCACACCATCACACAAGCGGCAGAAAAGATCGGGATCTCTGATCTACTTTTCTTGGCATATCACGCCATGAAGCGTGAAGCAGCTGGCAAGCCTGTCAAGCCTTATGAAGCATGGATCGAGACAGTCTCGGACATCACGACTGAGGAGCCTGAAAACCCAAAAGCTACGCCGCTGGAAGCTTAAATCGCACCATCGTGGAGCTGGCAATTGCCACGCAAATCCCGATGAGTGAATGGCAAACAGCGGAGCAGATCATGACAGCAATTGAGATTCTGGAGAAACGGAATGGCTAAAGCAGGCAAAGGCACACTTGCCATTACTGTCGAGCCTGTCGAATTTCGAAATCTGATCAGATTGCTTGGCTCATTGCCTGCCGAATCACAGCAAGAGATCCGTGATCGAGCATTGCCACTATCACAAAGATTTGCCGGACAACTATTGCAATTTGCACAGGCATCGAGGACGCCAGTAGCCGAAAAGGTTGCTGAATCGTTAGTCGCCAAGCGCGATCGATTGATCCGCGTCGATGTCGGTGGTACAAAAAAAGTCGGTCGCAAATACGGCGGCGAAAAGCGCAAAGGCGGCAAAGTCGTCAAGCAAGGTCAAGCTGTTGCTGGCGCATTGCTTTGGGGTTCTGAATATGGATCACATCGCGGCATCGATCGGCGCGGTCGTGCGTACTCTGACAGATTCAAAGCTCCATATAACAAAGCGGGATACTGGATCAATCCTGCGATGGATTATTATTTGCCTATCATTGCAAGAGAATATGCACAGATGGTGCAAGATGTCGTTAAGAAGGCAGGGATGGACTAATGGCGATTCCAAAGGTCAAAATAACTTTTGACGCCGATCTGGATGGATTGCGCAAAGGCGTCAATGGCGCATCAAGTGAGGTTGAAGGATTTGGCTCAAAGGTCGCCAAATTTGGCAAGATGGCAGGAGCAGCATTTGCTGCCGCTGGCGTCGCTGCCGCTGCCTACGCTGGAAAATTGCTGGTCGATGGCGTCAAAGCTGCGATCGAGGATGAAGCTGCACAGGCTAAGCTCGCGACGACTCTGACCAATGTCACAGGCGCGACAACAAAGCAAATTGCTGCCGTTGAATCTCAGATTACAAAGACATCCTTGCTGACTGGAATCACAGACGATGAATTGCGTCCGAGCTTTGAGCGATTCTTGCGAGCCACATCTGATTCTGATCAAGCTCTCAAATTGCAAGCCGTCGCCATCGATGTCGCCGCTGGATCTGGCAAATCACTTGAAGCTGTAACAAATGCCATGAGTAAGGCGGCAGAAGGCAATGCTGGATCGCTGGCCAAGCTCGGAGTCGGACTTACAGCTGCGCAGCTTAAAACAATGTCGATGGACGAAATCACGGCACAGCTTGCTGAGACATTTGGTGGTCAAGCATCGCAACAGGCAGATACATTTCAAGGCAAGATGCAGCGTCTTTCGGTTGCATTTAATGAAGGCAAAGAGACAGTCGGATCTTTCGTGCTCGATGCGATTACACCGATGGTTTCAGGCTTTGTCAATTCAGTCATCCCAGCTGTGCAGAAATTGGCCGAGGAGCTAGGGCCAAAGCTCACGCCAATCTTTATTGCTTTGCGAGATTACATTCAAGATTATGTCATCCCGACATTCACAGCCATTTGGTCTTTCATCACCGAATATGTCATTCCAGCCATCGGCAGTGTGCTCACACCGATCATCGATGGCTTACGATCAGCTTTTGAAAAAGTCACAAGCAAGATTGCTGAAAATGAAGAAAAGCTCAAGCCACTTTTGGCTTTATTCAAAGTCATTGCAACCGTCGTGCGCGATGTCGTGGCTCCAGTAATTGGCAAAATACTTGGCGCGGCATTCAATACGCTCGGCAGTGCCATCAGCTTTGTCATCGATCTATTTGCACAGCTAGTCAGCGTGGTCAATAGCGCATTCAATGCCATCAAAAACATCGTCAATTTTATAAAAAACAATCCGGTAACACAGGCCATTGGTGGAGCCATTGACAACATTTTTGGCGGTGGTCGAGCAAATGGTGGCCCAGTCTCAAGCGGTACAAGCTATGTGGTCGGTGAGCGTGGCCCAGAATTATTCGTCCCAAATACATCAGGCAAGATCATTCCAAATGGTGGATCTGGCGGTCGGGGCAATACCATCAATCTGACAGTCAATGGCGCAATCGATGCCGAAGGTACGGCTCGCACCATCATCGAAGTGCTTAATCGATCAACCTCACGCGGCACATTGGGCGCAGGACAGTTCAGCTATTCATGAGCAATTTCAATCCCGAATGGCGCGTCACGATAGGTGGCACTATATACACCAATGTGATTCTTTCAGGCGTGCAGATTACATCAGGTCGCACCGACATTTATTCGCAGCCCGTTGCCGGATATTGCTCATTGACTGTAATCAACCTTGACAATTCCGTATTTCAATTTCAGGTCAATCAAGGCTTGACGCTACAGCTGAAAGATTCCACAGGCACGTATCGCACAATCTTTGGCGGCAATATCACGGATGTCACGCTCGAAGTGGTATCCGCTGGCGCATCGGGAATGGCCACAGCTGCATCATTGACGGCTCTTGGAGCTTTGTCCAGACTGCCAAAAGCATTGACTGACGGCGTGCTGGCAAAGGATCTTGATGGGGATCAAATTGCTGTGCTTTTGGAAGATTTGCTTGTCAATAACTGGCTGGAAGTGCCAGCGGCATTGACATGGAATACTTACTCGACCACCGAGACTTGGGCAAACGCTCAAAATACCGGACTTGGCGAGATTGATTCTGGAATCTATGAGCTCGAAGCTCGCACATCCGAAGTCACTGATGTCTATTCGCTTGCATCGGCTTTGGCCGTCTCAGGCTTTGGGTATCTGTACGAATCATCCGATGGCCTGATTAATTATGCTGGAGCAACGCATCGCCAAGATTATTTGGCCAACAACGGCTACACGACGATTTCAGCAAATCAGGGTCTTGCAGCTGGCATCCGTACAGTTACTCAGTCGGGCGATGTTCGAAATGTGGTGGCTCTCAAGTGGAGAGCTGGCACAGAGGAAGTTGAGGATTTAGATTCCATCGCGCTATTTGGCAAGCTTGGTCAATCGATCACGACAACATTGCACAATAACGCGGACGCTACATCCCAAGCCAATCGATATCTTGCTTTGAGATCCTACCCAAGAGCCAAATTTGAGTCGATCACATTCCCAATCACATCGCCAGAAATTACCGATGAGCAGCGTGATGCGCTTTTGGGCATATTCATGGGCATGCCGATCAGCCTGACTGATCTGCCGCTGAATATATCTGGCGGTCAATTTCAAGGATTTGTCGAAGGATTTACATGGAGCGTCTCGCTCAATTCAATTCTTTTGACGATAAACATGTCTCCAATCGAATTTTCACTTGTCGCGGTAAACTGGGAGCAAGTGAATGCAGCAGAACAGTGGAACACACTGAGCAATACACTCACATGGGAAAAAGCAACAGGAGCGGTGGCATAAATGGCAACGACAACAAACTTTGGCTGGGAAACGCCAGACGATACTGATCTGGTCAAGGATGGCGCGGCGGCAATGCGTACCCTTGGCAACTCGATCGACACATCATTTGTCGATCTCAAGGGTGGCACATCCGGTCAGATTCTTTCAAAAGCATCGAATGCTGATCTCGATTACACATGGATAACAAATGACATTGGTGACATCACAGCCGTCACAGCGTCATCACCATTGACAGGTGGTGGCACTAGCGGTGCAATTACTGTCGGAATCCTTAGCGGTACGACATCAAATCTCGGTGCTGTTCAGCTTTCAGATTCAACATCGAGCACATCGACGACTCTTGCAGCGACAGCAAATGCGGTCAAATCTGCCTATGATTTAGCAAATGCAGCTGTGGCAAAATCGATTGTCGATGCCAAGGGCGATCTCATTTCTGCAACGGCAAATGACACACCTGCTCGCTTGGCGGTTGGTACAAATGGCCAAGTCTTGACAGCGGATTCAACAGCTGCAACGGGGTTAGCATGGGCGACACCCAGTTCGGCCAGCGGACTTACACTAATTAATTCGACAGCATTTTCAGCTGCATCAACAGTAAGTGTCAATTCAGTTTTTTCTTCAACTTATAGAAATTACCGAATTGTTGCAACTTATACAATGACTCAAAATAACGAGGTTTTATTTATGCGGGTTCGCAGCAGCGGAACCGATTATTCAACAAACACATATTTCACAAACGGAACCGTTGGTGTCACATCTAGCATTCAAAACATTGCCACCGCTAATGAAACGGCTTGGCGATTGGCTCAGGGTGGAGCATCATCAGCGGCATTCAGTATGGATTTGTACGTTCCAAACATTGGCACACGAATGAATATGAACACACAGAGTTCATGCATTTCTACTGGGGCTTACGCATCGTCCTATCAAATTGGTGGTTTTATTGATGCAAACGTCACGGCTGACGGTTTTACATTTATTCCAGGAGCAGGAACAATCACAGGAACGGTGAAGGTATATGGCTACGCAAACTAAACATAAAGTAACCGAATCGGACGGAATCACAGGCATCACCATTGAACGCGATCCGACCGATGAAGAAATTGCACAAATGAAAATCGATTCAGCTGCAAGAATTGTTGGATTGCAAAAAGCCGAAGCACAAATCTTGGCAAAACAATCAGCAATTGCAAAGCTAACGGCCCTAGGATTGACCGAGGATGAAGCGAAAGCAATCATCGGATGACTTATCCAGTCGGATCAGCGGCACAGGCAATCGAGATTGCCAAAGGTGAAATTGGTTATGTCGAGACACCTGAGAACATCACCAAATATGGTGAATATACAAAGGCCAATGGACTGCCATGGTGCGGATCATTCTGCAATTGGGTGCTCGCACAAGCTGGCGTGAAAAATCACTCGGTTGTCTCCACAGCTGTAGGAGCGCATAAATTCAAGGAGATTTCACGGTGGTCTTTTATGCCATCATTCGGGGCTTTGGCTTTTATGGATTTTCCACATGATGGCGTCGATCGCATCAGTCATGTCGGGATTGTGGTCGGATTTGAGCATGGCAATGACACAGTCACATTGATCGAAGGCAATACATCCGGCACCGGCGATCAGCGCAACGGCGGCATGGTTATGGTCAAGCAACGCTCACTCAAGCGTGACATTGTGGGCTTTGGGATTCCAAAATATGTCCCATACAAAGGTGAATATCCGGTCATTGAAGTTGAAGCTGTAAAGAAAACAACAAAGCCAAAGGAGAAGAAAAAATGGATCAAATGAAATCATTGCTTGCCAGCTGGGGTCGATCATTCTTGGCCGCTGTCTTGGCTTTGTACCTTGCAGGCATCACTGATCCAAAGACACTTTCAATGGCTGGTCTTGCAGCTGTGGCTCCGGTGATCTTACGCTGGCTTAATCCCAACGATGCAAGTTTTGGCATAAACAAAGACAAATGACCATTCAAGATGTTGCAGCTATTGTAGGAGCGTTGGTCACAGGCTTGGCAGGCTTGTTCGCCATGCTCCGATTCTTGGTCAAACATTACTTGAACGAATTGCGACCAAATAGCGGCTCATCGATGAAGGATCAGATAACAAGGCTTGAAGCTCGTGTCGATACGATCTTGGACATGCTCGGGGCTGGAAAATAGTGTCATGGCGAGAAAAAAGGTCATTGATCTTGACACCTACAATGCGCTTGATGCGTATTCAATAGGGCTGCACGAATACTATAAATCATTAAGGCGTGCAGGATTTTCGATTGACATTTGCCTAGCATTGATCTCGGATCGAGAATCTTATCCAGATTGGCTCTTGCCAGACTTACCAAATCGCATCGAACAATTGCCATATGACGATGAGGACTAATGAAAAAAATCGTGATCGTGTCCGACATGCAAGTACCATTTCACGACCGAAAAGCGATCACATCGCTCATTGCATTTGTCAAGTCATTCAAGCCAGATGAAGTCGTCACAATCGGCGACGAAATTGATTTCAATACACTCAGTCGATTTGCCGAAAATACGCCAGAGCAATATGAACAAACTCTTGGAAAAGATCGCGATGAGACTTTTCAGATTCTTCACGATTTACAAGTAACGCACATGGTGCGATCAAATCACAGTGATCGCTTGTACAGCCAAATTATGCACAAGATCCCATCATTCTTGTCATTGCCTGAATTACGCTTTGAAAAGTTTATGAGATTGGATGAGCTTGGCATCACCTACCATTCCAAGCCATTTCAGATCGCTCCAAATTGGATTGCAGTACATGGGGATCAGACACCGATCAAATCTCAAGGCGGTTTATCGGCTTTGGAAGCTGCACGACGATACGGCCGAAATGTAATTTCGGGTCACACACACAGGATGGGCAGATCATCATTTACTGAAGCAATGGGCGGCAAGAAGGGTCGAATTCTGCATGGCGTAGAAGTCGGCAATCTTTGCGATATGTCAAAAATGGGATACACAAAAGGCTATGCCAATTGGCAATCGGGCTTTGCCATCATGTATGTGGATGGCAACAATGTCGAAGTCGAATTGATCTACATCGAGAAAGATGGCTCATTTATGGTCAATGGAAAAGTCTATGGACGACCTCACAAATGATCTTGCTCGATCGATAGACGATCAGATTGACGAAGCTGAAGAGCTGCCGTTTAAGCGTGTGACACGCCGAGAAATGGCCAAATCTTGACGATGTCAGTCTTTAGCGTCACGCTATTGTCAGGCGGTGAAGCTCAGTAACTGTCTGAATCGGGAGCAATAAATGTCAATTGAACAAATAATTGGCTTTGGGTTACTTGCCCAATTAGCCATTTCAACAGTCTTGTATTCGATGGGATACAGGGACGGCAAATCAGTCGGTTATCATCATGGCCGGTCAGTCGGCTTGGCTTTGGGTAAGACAAAGGCGGTCAAATAATGGCCGGATTCTTGGATGGATATGAAGATGTCGCAGCTCGAATCAAAAGACTGCACAGCACTTTCCCAGCAAATCGCATTGAGACATCGATTGTCGATTTCAATGCTCAAGCCGGATACATTCTCATCGAATGCCGGATCTATCGTGAATATGAAGACGAAAAGCCATCTGCGATCGATTACGCATTCGGACGGGTTGAATCTTACAATCCCAGCATGAAGCGGTGGTTCGTCGAGGATACTGTCACATCCGCAATCGGACGCTGTGCAGGCCTGCTCTTGGGGTCTGAAACAAGGCCGACAAAGCAAAACATGGAGCAAGTAGAAACAATGCCACCGGCATTTGTCAGCAAGATCGAAGAAGATCCGTGGTCAAAGCCATTTGCAGAAGATGGATTTGCTACAACTGAGACATCGATTGCCGAGATTGCCGCGCAGCTAGGCGGTGAGCTCATCGAAGAGGCTCCATTGTGTAAACACGGGCACATGCTACTCAAAGACGGCACGGCCAAGACGGGTAAACCTTATCACGGTTATGTGTGCACTGAGAAATTGAAGGCAAATCAATGCAACCCGATTTGGTACACATTGACAGCCGAAGGCAAATGGAAGGTGCAATGGTAATGGGATCAATTGAATTTATACATCCATCCGGTAAGACGACAAAGATGGACATCGATGGCACGATCACGACTGAATGGAATCCACCAACAATCGAGATGTGTGACAAATGTGAAACATGGCAAAATCTGTCACTTGGCCAATACACGGCCAGCGATGGATTGACTCTTATTTGGCTTTGTCAGCATTGCAAATGAAGATGAAAGTGTCCTATGAGGACATGCTCAAAGCTTTGTACTGTGCGACAGAGCGCATCAAAGCAATCAATGGCAAGCCAGATGCCAAATGCAATTACACAAGGGATCTGTCATTCTTTGATTATGTCTGCCAGATGGCTGAATCTATCTGCGCTGAAATTGTCGTTGCTCGATATCTGGGATACAAAGATTTTGAGCCTACGATCAACACATTCAAAAATGAAGCTGATGTCGGGTCTAAATTTGAAGTCAAATGGACAAAGTACGCCAACGGCGCGATGATCATTTACGATAATGACAGAAATACCGACATTGCCATATTGGTCACAGGCAAATCACCTAATTATGAAATCCGAGGATGGTTGCCGGTCTCAATCGCCAAAAGCAAGCCGTGGAGACGGCAAGATCAGCCCACATTTTGGGTCGAGCAATACAATCTTCATCCAATCGAGAATTTAAGGAGAAGTTCACATGGAGAAGCTGCGCTTTCAATGCAGGATTGAAAAGAAGCTACACGATCACGCCGTGTTCATGGATGATGTACAGCTAGGCGAAAACATGGTCTTGGTGCAATGTCTGGGATGTGGCGTCATGGGCGTCATGGATCGAAGGGATCAACATGGCGCAATATGAGTTTATGTGTCAGGTCTGTCTAAATGTCACTGTCTTGCAACGCAAAATAGGTGATGAATTACCACGCGATCCATATTGCGAGAATTGTATGGTGCCAATGTCGCGCATTTGGACGGCTATTCCGGCTCATTTCAAGGGTAGGGGCTGGGGCAGTGATAAGTGATGCCTGTGGATAACCTGTGGACGACACGCAGAAAGCACGCTCGACTTATCCACAATCTTGCAATGTATTTGACTAGGTCGGTACGCTTCATGCTCTCGCGAGAGCCCGTGTGCGGGCGTAGCTCGCAGCGAGGTGTGACGCTATTGGCAGGGCTATGCC